ACCTGCTACTCTAATATTTTCTTTAATTTCTACTCTAGGATTTTCATATCTAGTATAAGCGTTAGTATCTGCTAAACACCCAAAAAGCATACCTTGTTCAGAATTTAATTCTTCTTTATCAAATTTCATAGAAGGAATAATTGCTAATTTACAATCATTAACTTTAGCAATAGTTTCAATATTATCTAAAGAATATTCTATGTTGTCTGAAAACTCTTGAGAATTTCTAGAAGGAGGAATATTAAATTCTGCCATTACATTGTCTTCTTGTAGAAAAAATCCTTCTCTGTCTAAAGAAATAGGTTCTTCTTTAGTTCCTCCAATTAACCCTTCTACACTTTTAGCTTTATTATTTTTAATGAAAAATAATTCTGGGTCAGCTCCTATTGTTACTTTTTTTATAATGCTCATATTGTTTCTTTTAAAATGTTTAAAATTAAATTATTGTTTTTTTCTAGATTTTCAGAAAATATAAAATTCCATTCAGAAGAGTTTATTTTAAATGATTTATTTATAGTTAAAAAATTTTGATTTTTATCTATTTTATCTATATAAAAACTGTTTTCATTTATATTTTTTTCTAAAAAATAACAAATTGATTTTGAATCAAATAATGATTTATCACTTTTTAAATATCTATCCACTAATTTAATTATTTTAAAGACTTTAATTTTATTGTTAATAGATTCTTTATAAATAGGTATAGAAAAAAATGAATTAGATTGTATTACGTCATAATCGTCTTCTTTAAATAAAACTGTTTTGGTATGAAAATTTCTATATAAAATAGATATTACTTGACTGGAATAATTTTTTGTAAATAACTCATATAAATTGTCTATTATGCAATTTTTTAATGCTGATTGAGGATTATTCTCTATAAAATTAAAGAAATTATTTAAAAAATTTTGATTATTTATATCCAATATAGTAAAATTTTTAAAATTTTTTACTAACTCTGTACTTCTATTATTAGAAGTAATTAATAAATTTTTCATTTTTGCAAAGAATTTAAAAGTTGATTAATTATTGAATCTGTAAGTATTGGATTAATCCTTTCTTCAGGATGAGATTGTTCTGCAGCCATAGGCAATTCTTTATGAATAATAAATTCTACATTAAAGAATTCTTTATTAATAGCAAGAATATCAAAATCATTAGTAATATCTGAAGGTATAGCAGATTGGTGATGAATAGAATTAGTTTTTTTAAAATCTATATTATAGTTTTCTTTATTATAAGCTTCTCTAATATTAGAATATTTTTGAATTACTTTATTATTAAACTTTAATAAATCAACTAATTCTCCTCTAAAATCATTTGATTGCTTTTGTGCATATTCTTGTTGTAAAGAGCCTCCACTATGTACTATAATGTTTTGAAAACCTGCACAAATACCATAAATAGCTGTTTGTTTATTATTTGCTTTTTCTAAATACTTTTCAAACATATTTGCAAAAAACCACTCATACTCTAAATCTGAAGATTGAGTTCTTATTAATGGCTTTTGTTTATAATTCATAGGATTTACATCTCTACCTCCTGGTAATACTAGTAAATCTACAGGAATTACTTGATCACATTGAGCATCAATAATTATAACATCTCCAAATTGTCTAAAATATTCTACATAAGCTGCATTTTGACCATACCCAGGATTAAATCTTCCAGAATGTTGATGTCCTAATAATCCAATTAATGCTGATTTAGTTTCTACTTGACTCATATTTTTTTCTTTTTAAAATTTTAGGTAATTGTTTTATATATTTTTCTAATGTAACGTCTCCAAAACTAGGAGCAGAATTAATTTCTACTATAATAAATTCAGGATTTTCCCTTTTTTCTTCATTATTAGTAGTAGCAGATTGAATTCTTAAATCAATAGCACCTACATCAAGTCCTACTGCTTTTAAAGCTTTTACACTTTCTATTTCTATTTGTTCCCAATTTACTGGTTTATCAAACAAGTCATTATCTTCCATAATCCAAACACAATAATCATTATTACGATACCATCTGTGTTCTTGTGGAGAATCTGATTTTAACATTTTTCTGCAAGAATAAAAACAACCTTCAGAATCTACATGAAGTCTATATTCTCTAACATAATTATAATATTTTTCAAATATATAATTATTAAAATTTTTATTTATCATCCATCTTTGAAGAGCATCAACATTATCATGTTTTACATTTCCAATACCTCTACTACCTTTAATATGTTTAGATATAATAGGATAAGGTAATTCATTAATGTTAATTTGTTCATTTGTGTTTTGATCAATAAACAATTGTTGGTTATTATTATATTTAAACCAAATTGCTGTTTTTATATTATTAGTTGCAAATTTTTGTTTCATTAGTAGCTTATTAGCACTATTTTTAATAGAACTAACACTATTAACTTCAATTCTTTTTTTATTTACTTCATTATCTTTTAATTCAGTAAAAGAACCAAATCTAATAATAGATCTAAATGGTAATAAAAGTAATTTTTTATATTTTGGTCTTAATTGTGAATGAGAAGGATGTCTACTTCTAATTCTTGGTCTAAACAATTTGTACTTTTTCATATTAATAAGTTTTTACTTGTGTTGTATAATGATCATACCAATTACCTGATGCTACTATAGGATTATTTTCTTTTAATTTGCTTTTATTTTGATAGTAATAAAAAGCATTACCAAATGGAGTTTTTAAAATACCTCTCTCATAAAAATTATTTTTATTTTCTCCACGATAACCTTCTAAAACATTAACAGAATCAAAAACATCTTTATCTACAGCATAAACATGAAATGTTATACTTGTGTTTCCTTTATTTATTAATGCTGGAAAAGATTCTAAACTTATCATAGTAAATTCAGGTTTAGATTCAAATACTCCTACATATTTTGAATTTACAATAATATTATGATTAGACAATCCTTTTATTAAACTGCCATATACTGCTATTAATACTAATTCATTTTTTTTCATTTTATTAATTTATTTATTAATTTTTTTGATTCTCTAATTCCAAATTTTTTTGTAAAATCTGAAATATCTTTTGATTTAAATTTATCAGGAATTTCTATTTGAATAATATTAAATTCTTTACAAAATTTTTTACCAAATTCTCTGCCCCAATTTGTTTCTGAATCATAATCATTATCATATAAAAGATATAAATTTTCAAATCTTTTTTGCAATTCTTTAAATACATTTTCTTTAGGAATAATGTTTTCTGTTTGCAATGCTGTACTAGGAAATCCTGAAACTTCTCTAATACACATTATATCTTTTAAAGATTTAGTTATAATTAAATTGTAACCTATATTTGGTAATTGATTCCAACCTTGCCATACACTTTCGTTATGAGAAGAAAGCCATTTTATTTTTTTATTAAATGGTTGATATATTTTAAAACTATATTCTTTATCTTTATTTTCAACATAAGCATAAGCATATTTATCAGCTTTAATAATATTATCATTAATAAAAATATATTCTATTGGGACAACATTATAATATTTTAAAGTATATAATCTTATACCAAATTGATTCCAATATTTTATATCATATTTTTTCCATTTTCTAGTTCTAATATTTAAATAACTTTCTTGTACTTTATCTAATTCTTTATCTCTATCTACTTTAACAAAATTTTTATTAATAGTTCTATTTAAAGGTTTATGATCAAAATAATATTTTAAATTAAAATCAATAACTATTTTGCTTAAAGCTTCTAAATGATTAAGATTAAACATTTTTTCAACAAATTTAATACAATCTCCTCCTCCTAAAACAAAATCTTTATAATAAATATTACCATCTTTACCTTTAAATAAAGAAAATGAAGGGTTTTTTTCATTTCTTAATGGTGATAAAATTGGTTTGTTTATTTTTAAATTCATACCAGAATAGAAATTAAATATATCTAAATCTGTAACATGATTTAATAAATTATTTTTAGTAAGAGATTTTTTATTTAAATTTATCATCTTATAGTAAATGCTATATTATTATTAAAGTGAATTTCATGAAATATTTTGTTTTCTTTATAAAATTCTTGCAAAGTTTCACTTTGTATTTTTTCTATTTGTTTTGCTCTTTCTATTAACTTATTCATTTTTATTGAATTAAAAAAGGGAGATGGTCAGTCTCCCTTTAATGTTACTATTTATAAACTATTGATATTAAAATGTTTCAAAATCATCATCATCCTCACTATCTTTTAACTCTTCCATAGCTTCGTTTAATGATGTACCATTATCTTCTTCTGTATTAGGTGTAATTTGTTTCATTACATCTGATTTTTTAACTTTTAAGTTAGTCTCTTCAAGAGATACATCTCCTGATTCTACAAAATCAAACATTCTAACTCCTAAATATTTACTAGGATTTTTGTCATACCCATAACAAACAAAAAGATTAAATTTTGATCCTATTGCTTCTTTTTTAAGTAATCCCATAATTTTCTTGTAACCATCTTCATAGCTACTTACTTCTGGAAATTCATAGTCATCTCCAAAAAGTGCTCTAGCAATGCTTAACAATCTTGCAAGTTCTCTATTTGCAACTGCTTCATTTTGTCCATCTGGAATATAAAAAGCTACATTAATTTCTCCTTCTGAATCTTCAAAAAAAATTTTGTAATCAGGAGAACGTGGTTTATCTTCTGGTTGTTTTTTTACAATTTTAGTTAATTTAGCTTTGGCTACTCCTGCTTCACCTCCGTTAAAAATTGATATATTGTTTTCTTTTACGTTATTTAAATTGATCATATTTCTTTGTTTTATTTATTATTTTTATTTAAAAACTTGAGTCCAGTTTGAAGTTACTGTATCTTTGTCAGGATCATACTTAGAAAGTAAAATATCTTTATTTCTAAGATGTTTAATTCTAGTACCTGATAATAGAGATTCTGAAGGTTTAAAATTTAATCTACCCTCAAATTCATCTCTGTAAAAATAAGCAATAGCATCAACTTGAGCACATAAGATAGGACCTGTTTTACCAGTTAAAGAGATACCTCTTTCATTCATTTCTTTTCCTTCTCTTTCAACTAATTTATCTTTAACATGTCCTAATAGTATGAGTGTTTCACAAAGTTCACTTAAATCATTGATAATGCTATTAAGAGCTTCTCTTAAATAATAATATCCTGCACCTTGAGGCAATGTTAAAACACTTTTACCTTCCCAATTTCTACCCATAGGCGTATTTTTATACATTTTATTAGCTAAAGGTATAGCTATTTCTTCTAAAGTAGATACAGTATCAAGAGCAATTCTTGTATATACATATCCATCTTTTTCTTCATTAGCTGCTTTAATTTTATTCATAATGTTTTTAAGAACTACTATAGGTAACTTTTTCTGCTCCTTAGCTTCTTTCTTAACATTTATTTTTAAAGCATCTACATATTCACTACCATTCTCTATATCTAATATTAAACAATCATCCAATTGAGCTAAAGCTGTTGTTTTGCCCATTTTTGGTTGACTATATATTATCATAGTTCTTGGATTTTTAGATGTCGATTTGACAATCTTTTTAGGTAATTCCATAAATTTTTCTTTCTTTCATTAATTCTTTTTTTCTTCCTTTTAATTGATCTAAATAAAAATACTATTTTGTTTTTTACATTATAATATCTCCTAAAATATATACAAAATCTTTTTTATTTACAACAGAATTCTATTTTATTATTTTATATTTTATTCTACTAAAATATATATCGTATAGTGTTCCAAGGTATTATTTCATTGTGTATGTTTTTAAATTGATTAATAGCTTGTTTTTTTAATACTTTTTTGTATCTAACATTTTTTCCTCCATATTCAGAAATTTTCTTTTCTTGAATTTTAGGATTCCATAATAAATACTCTTTTTCTAATTTGTTTTTTACATTGTTTTCATGTTTATCTTTGTTATGAGTTAAAAATATCACTTCTGCTAATACATCTTTTTTATATTCTTCTTTTACATATTGATCTAATAGCCCAAATAAGTCCATATAATCTGTTTTCCAGCCTTTATATAGTATTACAGGACTAAAGTTAACATGAACGTCATATCCTGCTTCATAGAACCTATTAATAGCTTTAATTCTATCTAGTATAGAAGGAGTATTTGGTTCAAAAATAGTACTTAATTTTTGTGGCATTAAACTAAACCTAATTCTGACTTTTTCCCAAGGATTAAATTTTAAAAAATGATTAGGAATTATTTTAGTTGCTAAAGTTGCTTTAGCTCTGTTATGATCTCTAAAAAATCTAAATATTTTTTCCCAATCATAATATTTACTATGTAAAGCAAAGTCCTCATTACAAGAAATATCATAAGTAACAAATTTAGAATCTGTTTGATTAGGTTTATCAATTGTTTCAAACACTACATGATGATCTACAGCAGTTAAGATATCTTCTATATTTTTAGGGATATCTAAACCTTCTGGTCTATGTCTTTTCATATAGCAATAACTACAATTTAATAAACATCCATATCCAAATGAAGGACTTATATAATCAGAACTTCTACCTGAATATCTTATCAACATAGATTTCCTAGTTACTTTTTTAACTAGGTTCATTTGCTTTATTTTTATTATACCATTTAATAAATTTAATTACTGCTTTATAAACAGCTTTAATTTTAGATTTATCATACTGAGAATTATCATAATCAATATTATAACCTAAAAATTCAACAACATATGCTTGCTTCATCATACCAGCACTATAATAGTGAATATTAGAACTGCAAAATTCACTTTCAATTTTTTCAACTACAGGCATTAACCAATCCCATGATTTATGAAATTTTAAAATATGTCCTTTACCTAATTCAA